CGGTGGCGGTGATGGTGTCGATGATGATGTTTATGTCGGTGTCCGCGATGATAACGATGCGGACGATCCGGTCTGACGGGTCTTCTTCGACCCTCTACCCACCGAATGTGAGTGCGAGGATATCGATTCAATTTATATCGCTGAACGCGATCAACATACCAATGCCCTCGAATCCAAACTCCGTTGGCACGATAATATCCTGGCGACCAAACCCAAGCCTTTACAAGATATGGCTTATGAGCCTGGTAGTGAGAATGTGACGATGGCGGGTGAGCGTGTGCCACACATCCTGACAAGAAAATACCAAATAGTGCTGTTGTAATAAGCTTTTTCATTTTTACTCCTATCGCTTAATTATACTCTTTAGACGTATAATTAGTATCCATTATTCATCTTCTTCATAAAAATCTGCCGCGTTACCCTCACGTTTATCAAACTTATAAATAACTTCCTCATCCATAATCTCATAGACTCTTGCGCGGAAAGTTTCATCAGTCATGCGTTCAGTCCACTTGGTTGCTTGAAACTTTGGACCCAAGGCATCTCCAGAGGAATTAAGAAGAGTATACCAAGCACCTGTACGAACCAGACTAGAAGAGCCTGCGATAGCATCAAACAGGCTCTCGTCGTCTTGAATGCCAATTTGATCACCCCAGAGAATGCGAAAGTTGCATTGTCGTCCTTGGGTTCCAAATCGTGACTTTTCAAGCTTGACCTTAACTTCTGATCCAATGCGAAAACCTTTGTCGTCTGTGACAAAAGATGCCTTGGCTTTTCGTCCAGTCAACCAGATGCGAAGCGAATAGGCATAAATCATAGCCTTGCCGCCTGGTGTAACAAAGGGTGTCGTCAAAGCCTCAGAGGGTGAGCGAGTGATGTTTGACTTCAACTGGTTCAATACCAAAAAGGTTGATTGAGAGTTTGCGATAGGCACAGTCAACTTGGACATACCCTTGGCAAGAATACGAGCCTTGACAGCCATAGAAGACTGTGGATTAAAATCTCCTTCAATATCAGAGATGGCTGGCGTCAAAGCCAACGAGTCCCAAATAAACAACATGCGATTATCGTTGTTGGCAAGGAGGTCTTCAATAGTTTCCAAAACAAACTCGACCGAGGTTGCCTGGACATAAAGAAGTTGACTTAAATTACAGCCCGCTCGTTCCAAAAACGATGGATCAATCGCGGACTCTGAATCAAAATAAATAACATCAATGCCCATCTTTTGAGCATTTGCAGCAATCTGTGCTGCCATATAAGATTTACCTGTCGCTTCAAGACCTGCAATTTCCACTACCTTGCCAACAGGAATACCAGAAAGTTGACCACGGCAAACAATAGAGTCCAACCAGCGTGAACCAGTCGGGATCCAATCTTTGACCTCAGTGGGATTTTGCTCTGTCAAGTCGTGTGCGACATTAAGACCAGCCCTCTTATTAATGAGGGCACGCATATCAGACAAGTTTAACTTGCCAGCTTTTGTAGTTTTAGCTTTCGCCATTCTCATTTAATCTCCAATATAAAGGTGTGAGGCACCTGATAACCCTGTGCCTCCCTGTGGGCGCGGGTATTACGCTCCCATGAGTTCGTTGAAGGCTGCATCAACAGAGGATACTGTGTCAGTGGAGGGAGGAGGGGTTGTGGTTTCAGTGCCCTCGTTGGTGCCTTCTTCGCCAAGCAGGTAAGCATCTAACAGTGCTCCAACTTCTGCTGGCGTTTTACGCTCAAAGAGCGTATCGAATTCTGGAATGCTTTCAAGCAATTCCGCGCAGCGGTCATCGCCGCCAACTGCCTCATCGCAGAGAACAGAAGAGCGACGACGAGGAGTGAGCTTTGTTTGTGGAAAGCTTGCTCCAGGGGGTTTACCATAGTGGAGTACGAGATCAGTTCCCGTGTCCGTATCGGTAATGTCTCCGTACTCTGGGTTAAGAACAAGGTTGAGCAACTGCTCGTAAACCTGTTTGCCATATCCCCAGATACGAACACCTTTATCTTCCTCGCCTCTTACGAGCACGGGGGAGAAGAATCGTTGACGTGCCATAAGTGACTTCGCCATTTTAATGCTTTCTTCGGTGCCCTCATTAAAGAGCTTGCGAACAAAGTCGTTAAGCGGATCTTCTTCACCGAAGTTCTTCTTCGGGCTAAGAAACCCAGGATTGTTTCCTACATTATAGTGAAACCAGAAATCCTTGAAGGGGTCGCCATCGGCAGTGGGAACAATACGAATAGTTTGTTCGCCGTCTTGTGGACGCCAGAACGTATCGCGGTTGCCGCCGCCTCTACCTTCGAGCGCTGCCTTGCGCTCTCTCATTTTATCTAGATTAATTGCCATTTTTATCTCCTTGTTGGTTTGTGACTGGTTGGTCTAGAGTCAAAGCGATAACTCTCTCGCTTTGCTGTTATAGATTGTAACATAGTTTTATTACTCTGTCAAAGAAATTTCAAAAAAATCTGGGTCGAGTGGAATCGTGACGGTAAAGCCGGATGCTAATTCACACTGGCAACCCTCACCATCAAGTGCGATGAAGTCGCCCATAAAAAGAGCACAAGTGATTTCACATCGCCCAACTTGCTTTCCAAATTCAATTCCGCTCTTGTTGACCTGGATTGCAGCAAAAGTTCCAACGATTGAAAGAGCTAACAGAGTAGCCATTCTTTTCCAACGGTTTTTAAGAAAGTTTAGTGCGGTTTTCATATAAAAGTCCTAATTGTTTATTTTCTCGGTATTAGCAACCAAGTAGCCGTAGTTTTGCTCATAAGAGGTAGAGTAAACCTGAAATCCAGCACGAACGTCTTTGCCAATGTTTTTATTAATATTGTCAGTTAGTGTTCGCAAAAGCTTTCCGTCTGTTTCTAAAACTTTTGAGTTGATAGCATAATAATAACACTTCTCTCGGATGTTGTCAAGGGAAAAAAACAATTTTTCTTTGCCCTCATCCACATTTAATATTCCAAGTGTGGAGATGCGCGTTGTTTCTGCCGTGTCAAATGGAGTTGCGTGGATTGCTTCTTGGTGGTTGTATACATTGACCATGTGAAAGGTGGATACAATAAGGTCGTTTAATTTATCGTAGTAGCCAATAATGGGAACCTCACCGAGGATTTCCTCTACTTTCTTATTATCTACAAGAAAGATACGCTTAAACAAGCCAGAGCGCGTGTATTCTTGTAGAACGTTTCTTACAACACGTTCCTGCATGACATTTGTGTGTCCAAGAAACTCCAAGTCTGGCTTGATATAAAGAATACTAACGTTCTTATCTTTTAAGTTCTTAAGTATCTGAAGTGACGCACCGGAGATCATACCCGACCCAGACAACACGAAAAGAATATCGTCAGTAGTCTTGCTAAAAAAAGTCTTCATCGAGCGTATTGCTTTCTCGTATTGCTCTGGACTGTCTCGTCTTTTTATAAGGTGACAGTTTTTGCTTCTTGAGTTTAGCCCCTCGGAGTCAATCTTAAAGATCTTGTACTGAGGATACTGGGCGAACTTATCCGCAATAGCACAACCGGCTTTTCCAAGCCCGATTACTGTGTCCATTCAATCCTCCTCATATTCCCGTAAGACTTACCAGCGCTAAGGTTGACTTGAAACTTGCCAAGAGGTGTTTGAGAAAAGATATTTAATAACTCCTCCACCAACTCTCTTTCGCTATCATCAAAGTCTATAATAATACTATCATGAAGTGTGAAAGAAATAAAAGAGTTTTTATCTTTAAGTTTCTCGGCAATTTTAAATGCTCGCGACAACACGATATCGCTGGTCGTGCTCTGTATTAAATAGTTTAGTGCGTGGTGTTTATCCGCTTGAATTACACGATCCATCGGAGTTATTACAACTTGTCCGTTCCAGTATTTTCTTAAAACACTCTCGCGTTCATAGACACGATTAGAGGCAAAATCTTTTGACTGAGGGTTGTAAAGCCAAGCAAAGATACGCTTTTTTGCCTCCTCCCTACTTCCAACTCCGCTATACACATTGTTCAAGTTCCAAGTGTGGATGTCCTCTGTTGGCTGAACTTTACCACTAAGACCAAGTAGGACACGAAGCTCCGCTGCATTGTAGTCAAGCTCCACAAAGTAATCGTTTGTTGGCTTGATGATAGAGCGGTAATCGCTATCAAGCGTAAGAATCGGGAAGTAGTGCTTGCGAGTTGTCATACGCCCAGTCTTTGTGCCCCACATATTGTAGTTGATATAAGGCTTTGTATATCTGGACTTGTTGATGAAGTTGCGAACTTTTAATTGGTGGCTATCACGGGCTATCTCTGAGTAATCAAGATTTAGTTTTCTCTGGCTGATGTCGTATGTTAGTTCTGCTAAGTTTCTAAGAAACTCATAGTTCGCAGGCTTGGCACAAGTGTTAACAATATGGTCTGTTATTTTGTTCTTGACCTCACAATATTCAAGTAGAAATCGTTGAGGCACAAGGTCAAAGAAGCAGTGGATATCCATACTTATTTTGGCAGTAGAAAATGACTTGTAAAAGGCGTTCAAGCGAGCGTTAATGCTGTCCCAGCGGTGACGAAGAAAAGACGGGCAAACTTCATCGAGTGATTTACCACCAACGAATAACGAGGCGATGAGAGCATCTTTTTGTGAAAAGACAGGATTGTAGTTCCAAGTCGCAGCTACAGCATCGAAGTCAAATTCTTCGCAATCATAAATGAGCTTGCCGTCGTGATAAATGCCGACGCAGTGTCTTTTATCGTCTAATGTTTGAATTAACAAGCATCACTCTTAGTATCCGCCGCCGCCAGATGAGCCGCCAGATGTAGAAGTAGAGGTTGTGGTTGTATCAGCACTGGTGTCAGTTGTTTGTGTTGCTGTAGGAGATATATCGGTTCTCGTCATAATATTTGATCGCTGTTCACTTGGAAACCTTAAATTGCTAAACACACCATTAATATAACTCTTCGCAGAATTAAAGTCAATGTTTTTATTTATGTCTTGTGCATTATTCATTGTTTTATCTAGATCAGTGCTGTCGAGCACAGAATTAAGTTCATAATTTAATATTTCAGCGTACACATTAAGCCAGTAAGAATCGTCGTATTTATTATTTAAATCACTTTGAGTTAGCTTTAGTCGTTGGATTACCTCGGTCGTAGTCTTTTCACACATAAGTCTGCTGGAGGCAATGGGTATGGGAGTAGTATTAGTTCTAAAGTTTGCCGATTGAACAGAATATTTATTGGTTCTCACTGAACCCCTGTTTTTTATCACAGTCTTTGTTGGATAATCTGTAACGTAGCTATTATAAAATTGATAAAGGTATACTTTGATAAGATCATAATCATAATCTCTCGCTTTATAATAATATGTTTGAAAGAGATTGTCAAATGTAATTTCAAAATTTTTCATATACGCTTGCATGGCTGGTGATCCAATGTCCGCCACTATTCTACCTGGGTAATCAACATCTGCCATAAATCCAAATTTCTTAAGTGCTTTCATATAAAAATTAAAGTTTGGATCTGCGTAAATATTATTGGCTACTTTTCGCGTGTTTGAATATCCTATGATCGGTCCTATTTCAATTGCCAGCCCTGTGGTAGACAATGGACAATCGGTGGATAAAACAAAAGATGAGCGAGAAAGCTTTACATCGCGTCCTGCAATTGTTAGCAGTCTTTTAAACGACATCATAAATTCATCAAAGTTTTTTGGATAGTAGCTATCTGGACCAAAGAATGTGTTTGGATTTTGCATGTAGTCATTAATAACAACGGCATAAAGACCATCTATATTTTCTCCATATAGTTTATGCATACTCTCCCAACCGCGAATTGGTTCTAAAAGCCTTGTTTTGTCATCTTTAACAATGCCTGTTGATATCCCTTTGATATAATATTCTCTAAAATCACTAAATGCTTTTGCGACAAAATTGAAAACATAGAAAGTGTTTCCAGAGGTCTTGTTTGGGTTTGGCAGTGCTCTAAAATATTTCTCTGATGGATATACAATGTTTCCGCCGTGATCCACCTTGCCATAGTATTTGCTGACAGAGGAATCATAAAAGTTATCATGTCCAGAAGAATCCACAAATTTTGATATGAATTTTTTTCTTAATGCAAATCTTTTTATTAATTTATTTTTCGGCATATTAATCCTCTTCACCTCCCACTGGTAGGACAAAAGGACCACGAATGCCGCCTTCGCCAGAGGTTCTAATAACTCCACTTTCACTGAGAGTGACTCCTGAATTCGGTGCTTGTGCAA